TGCCTTCAAGTATTACTTCTAAAATTAGAACCAATTATTCAGCAACACTTGCAAATAATAAATACAACATTAGTTTTGGTGGGTCTACTCGTTTTGCCGAATGGAGTGAATGTGGTGCAACAAGAAATAGACAATTTCAAGTTGCTGCTGCAATATCAGCAGGTGCAACAAGTATAACAGTAAGTGATGCGACAGGATTTAAAGTAGGAGATATTATTTTTTTAGAGGCTACTAATACAACTGCTGCTCAAAGAGAGCATAGAGTCTTAACAAGTGTATCAGGTAATGTTGTAGGCTGGACAACAGGCTTAACTAACGCACGAATAGCTGGTGCTTGGGGCGGTAATTTATCAAGCAACGTATTGTGGCAATCTTTTAGTGGTTCGTTTGGTGCGTATGTGCTAGTTGTTTGTCAAGCTACGCAAGCCGCTGCAACAATTAACATTAAACAAGTATCAACACATGGGCTTTACGGTCAAAACGATATTGGGGGGTTTACGATTGGCGGCACAAATGCTGTATCAGTTGCAAATTCACCCGTTGGAGTAGTAGACAATATAGCCGCTTGCGACTTGCTTCCAGATGGCGCAAACGCGGCAGGCTCTGCCGCACTTTTAGGAGTGCGATTAGGTTACGCAGGAAGTTGGACTTATGCAACTGTGTATTCAAGACAAGGGTACATCAGTGGATTAAACGCTGTATATTCAGCTTCTGGTGGCACTGGATTTTTTACAAACGCTTTTTTTTGCGGGGTGTTTGCTGCGATATTCAGTCAATTTTCGCAAGGCGGTGTAGGTTGCAAGATAGTTAACAGCCGAATTACTAATAATTCACAATTGAACGCTGGCGCATCTATGATTGGTTTTTCAATGGAAAACGTCACTATGGATGGTTCAAACACTTTATTATCTATTTTGCAAGGCGATTACACATTTAATAATTGCCTGTTTGGTCAGACTTACGGTTTTTTGAATACAACGCAATTGATTAGTAATAGTAATAACTCTATATCTACCCTAGATTTTAATAACTGTTTGCTGCCAGCAACGCCAGTAGTACTGCCTTCCACCTATCAAAATGCACTTGTAAATAAACCCGTTACGATACTTAACAAAAATGCAGACCCAACCTTACAAGAAATATATTTAAACACAGGAGCAATTTTTAGAGATAATGCTATCTTATTTCGTTCAAGAAGTTCAATAAAATTTAGCCCTTATATTGCTAATACACCACACGGATATACATTTACAATACCAGCATCGGCAGGTATTGTAACAAGGTTTAAGTTTGGTTTAAGATATGATACAACATACGGAACGTCTACACCGCCATCATTAACAGTATCAGGTTTAGGAATTACACCGCAAACCTTTACGGCAGGTGGTTCAGCTAATACAGATTATTCACAAGCAATTACAGTTACACCTGTAACAAATGGACTTTTAACAATTACAATATCAGGACAAACTACTTCAACACTTGGAACAGGCAATTATTGGTTTAGTGGTATGTCTGTTAACCCTTTTATCGATTGGGCACAGTGGTATGGATTTGCCTACAACCCATCAAGTGCAACGCTAACGATTGACCCCGTTGTGGTATTATCTGAGTCAGCAGCAGAAGCATTAAGTGGAATTTCTTTAGCAAGCAATACTATTACAATATCTTCATCATTAACCTTAAGTAATGTTTATGATTGGCTTAAATGGTACGAGTCAACTAATAGACTTAACCCTATTATTACTTCAACAAACGGAGTGAACTTTATATCTACCGCAAACGTGTCAATTACAAGTGGCTCTTTGACAGGTGGCAATATAACAGCACCATCATTTACTTTAGTTTCAGCACCTACAAATATTGCATTAACAGGAAATGTTAATCAAGCTACTCCAACAAACTTAACAGGAGTAAGCATAACAGGAAACTTAACTTACAACACAAATACACCTATAACTGTTACCTTAACAAACTGCTCTATAAGTGGAACGATAAGCAATAGCGGAACTGCTACAATAACAGTTATTAATAATGGTTCTACAATAGGGGCTATTGGAACTAATATTACTCAACAGTTAACTGCTACATTATCAGTAACAATGCCTAGCGGAACTTTCGTTTATGTAGCAAATGAAATCGGAGTCCAGCAACTATACCAAGCATCAACAGGTTCTACTATTACATTAGACGTTACAGGTGGTACAGGAACTTGGGTATTAAAGTTAGCACAATTTGGAAAGATAAGTCAAAGCATCACATTTACTCCATCATCGGGCGGTACATTTGCTTTTTCTCCCACATTAGCAACAGACGCATTTGTTGTTGATGCACTAGCTAACGTAATAGCTTACACAGATTTAAATAGTACACAAAAGATATATGACTATGGAAGTTATTATGGAACTACGAATGGAACGCAAGGTATTTCAAACGGTGTATTATTAATTAAGGGATTTGGAACATTAACCGCTCCTTCAGGACTTATACTAAGTCCAAGTGCAGGTAGTTTGTTTTCTATTAGTAGTGGTATAGTTACAACAAAAACATCAGGATTATCGGAGTCTGTTACTATTCTAAGTAGCGGAAACTTTGCGCAGGGTTCAGCCACATTGTCTAATGATGTAATAATTAGAGCTAATAACTTGGATTCAGAAATTGTATTTATCGCAACAAGTATTACTCTATACCCTACTTCTTCAGACAGAGACACTAATACAAATGCTGGACCTACAAGTACAACGGGAATTATTAGATTTAAGTACGGATCTATAATTAGCGGTGTAACTATGAGCGGAGCGGCTTATTTAAGAGTTGATGCTGGAATTATTTTGTTTTCGGATATAATTATTATTCAGGGAAATAACATGCTAGATTATGGAACTATAGGGCAATTAACTATTTTAAATGCTAAAGTAGATGAATTACCATCAGACATTTGGAACTACACAGAAAGAACATTAAACCAAGCACTATTCAAATAATATGGAAGGGTATCTAATAATAATATCGGTTACATTTGCATCAATAACTATAGCTTACAAAATGTCAAAAAATTTAAAAGAAAATAAAAACGTAACGCCAATTATAAAGGTTTTTAATGAAAATGGAATTTCTTTTCCAGTAGGAGTACCTGGCGATATTAGCGTTAATAGTAGTCACGATATAAAAGAAACTATTAAGGTATATTTTAAAATAAAAGAAATAAAAAATGTTGATATTGATTTGTTTTCTAAAATATCTAACATTACTGATTGGTACAGTATAATAAAAAGTATTGTAAATAAAGAACCAATTATACAGCAAGACTATTCTTCATTAGGGAATATAAATTTATTAAACGAGGTTTTTATAGTATGTAATATTGAATCAATAAGTATAACTATAAAATTTGGCAAAGATTTAAAATTAACAATTATAAACAATTAAAACAATGAAAAAAACAAATTTATCAACTAGTAAAAACGTAAAAAAACAAAATGCTTCCTCAACAACAAATGAAGAAAATTCTAAAGCAATTAAGAACCCTAAAGGTAAACCAACGGGAAGGCCTCAATAGTTTATTAAAAATCGTTTCTGTTTTATTAATACTTTTTTCTGGGTATTTATGTGATTATATATACCCATTAGACGATGATAGTGCTTGGAAATTAATGCTAAATTTATATAGATTATCTTTTTTATTGTTAGTATTTACAGTAAAAAATGGTTTTATAAAAGAAATAACCATAGGATTATTAATCAATCATTATTTCGATAGTTATTTCGGTTTAAAAGACTGGTCTTTGAATGATAATATAACAGCGCTTTATGTAGTAATAATAACATTAATAAGAATTTATAAAAAATGGAAAATAATATATTAGAAAAACACTTATTAGAAAATAAAGTTGAAAAATCAATAAGTGCAGCTTACGACTCGGTTAGTTTAATTAATAAATTAAACTTACTTGAGGAATTATCTGATGATGATACAGATAGATTAAGTAGGAACAAGGAGCATATCAAAATAATGCTTAGTAAAGAGTGGTTTTATAATGCTTTAACTGAAGAGCAAAAAATAGAGTTATTTAATATTTAAAAAATCACTATCTTTGTAAAATGAAAACAGTAACAACAGAAGAATTAGAAAATTTAAAAGACTTAAGTCTTAAATTTAACGAAGCAAAAGTTTCAATCGCTGAAGCTGAATTAGCAAAGCATAAATTTTTTAGAGATTTAGATGCTTTATCTGCTCAATATAAAGAATTACAAGCTGTCTTGCTAGAGAAGTACGGAAACGTAAACATAAACTTACAAACAGGAGAGATCAATGACCAAGATTAGTGCATACCCAGAAATTACAATACCTACTATTGATGATCTATTGATAGGTACTGATGTTGAGAATCTAAATGCAACAAAAAACTTTAGCATCCAAGAGATTATTAATCTCGCTATTCCTTATAAGATATATAATGCTATACTTACTCAGTCTGGAACAAGCGCTCCAGTAGCTACAGTACTTCAAAATACTTTAGGAGGAAATGTAACATGGACATATGTTAATCTTGGAGCTTATAATGCAACTTTAACTGGAGCATTTATTGCTGGAAAAACAACAGTAACATGTTCGAATCTATGGGGTAATTTTTCAGTACAGCCTTATCCAAATTATGAAGAATCAACCTTTCCTAATTTTATTCAAATATTAAACATAGACTCTACGTCTGGTTCTCAAGTAAATGGAATAAATAAGGTAGTTATAGAAATTAAGGTGTATAACTAATGGATATTCGTAAAATATCAGTAGGTCCAGACTATAAGAATGCTATGAGTTATCTCCAGGGACAAGAGGTTCTTGGAGGTTCTCATAAGATACATCTAATATTCTTCAATGAATCTAAGTGTAGTTTTCAGGTATGGATAGAGAATGAATCTGATGAGACTATTCTATGGAAGGAATTTAATTCTAATATTCCAGTCTCTGTAGAGTACAATATAAACTTCTAAATGAAATCTCCTTACTGCTTCATCGTAAAACCATTAGATGGTAAGCGATATAATAATACTAAGAATATAGGTGGGATTGATTTAGTTGTGAGTACATCTCAAGAAGATCATACCGTATCTAATAGACTAGGTGTAGTTGAAAGTACACCAATAGGATATACTGGAGAGATACTCCCTGGAGATATACTTTTAGTACATCATAATGTATTTAAACTATATTATGATATGAAAGGAAATGAGAAGAGCGGAGCAAGTTATCTTAAGGATGATTTATTCATGGTAGATAATGAACAGTTCTTCATGTACTTCCACAATAATAAATGGAGTGCTCACTCTAAGTACTGCTTTGTAAAACCAATAAAGACAAGAAACTCTATTATTCATAAGAATACATTAGAGGAACCCTTAATTGGAACGATAGAGTACATAAATCAAGAGTTATTAGACCTAGGTCTAAGTATTGGAAATGAGATTTCGTTTGAGCCAAATAGTGAGTACCCATTTTACATAAATGACGAGAAACTATACAGGATGCTTACTAAAAATATTACATTAAAATGGAATTAAAGTCAATTAAAGAAAGAATTATTGCGGCTGGTTATAAGGCAGTAGACGAATTAATTAAAATTGCCGAAGACACTATAATAAGAGGTGGTGATGATGATTTGTCTGCTGATAAACTTAAGAATGCTGCCTCTACAAAACGCTTGGCAATAGAAGATGCCTTTCATATTCTAAATAGGATAGAGCTAGAGCAAGAAAAACTAATTGACGAATCCGTTGTAAAAACTGAACCTAAAGTACAAGGATTTGCAGAAAGAAGATCAAAATAGTATATATAGGATAGTACAAGACCATGTACCTAAGAGTGTTATTGTAGTAAAGAACAAGAGCAAGACTTGGGAGTACGGCTATAATGAGAAGTATGATATGGTGGTTATATCTAAGGATGGAACCATTGGAGATATTTATAGTATTAGTGGATTATTAATTGCACTACCATCAACCCCAGACGATGTTTATAAAAGAGACAATAAGAAAGAGAACCAGTATTGGCAACCATCTGAGTATCCAAGGGAGCTTAGTAATATCAAGACTATATTCAACTGGCATACTATGCCTAAGAATTTTAAGGATGAGTGGGTTGACTATATAGAGGGAGAGTTTGATAGAAGGGATCACGGATTTTTCTTTATGAATAATGGCGTTAAAACTTATATCACAGGATCTCATTATATGTACCTACAGTGGACCAAGATTGATGTTGGATTACCAGACTACCGAGAGGCAAACAGGATATACTTTATATTTTGGGAAGCATGTAAGGCTGATAATCGTTCATTTGGTATGGTGTATCTAAAGATTAGACGTTCTGGATTCTCGTTTATGGGATCTAATGAGTTATCTAATACTGGAACACTTGCTAAAGATGCAAGGCTTGGAATCCTATCAAAGACTGGTAATGATGCTAAGACAATGTTTACCAACAAGGTGGTTCCTATTATTAGCAACTACCCATTCTTCTTCAAGCCTATCCAGGATGGTATGGATAAACCAAAGACAGAACTTGCATTTAGAGTTCCTGCGGCTAAAATTACCAAGAAGAATATGTACGAAAGTGCAGATTCTGATATAAGAGGTCTTGACACTACAATTGACTGGAAGAACACGGCTGACAATAGTTATGATGGTGAGAAATTATTATTACTCGTACATGACGAGAGTGGTAAATGGATTAAGCCAGATAACATCTTAAATAACTGGCGTGTAACAAAGACTTGTCTTAGATTAGGTTCTAAGATTATTGGAAAGTGTATGATGGGTTCAACACCTAATTCACTTGAAAAGGGAGGGGCTAACTTCAAAAAATTATACGAGGAATCAAATGTAAGTACGCGTAATGCTAATGGTCAGACAAAATCTGGTATGTACTCTCTCTATATACCAATGGAGTGGAACTTTGAGGGATATATAGACAGGTATGGAATGCCAGTATTCAGAAAGCCAGAAAAACCAGTACTTGGTATTGACGGACAGATGATCTCTAATGGTGCCATTGACTATTGGGAGAATGAGGTTGCTTCATTAAAGAGTGATGCTGATGCACTTAACGAGTTCTATAGACAGTTCTCAAGAACAGAGTCTCATGCCTTTAGAGATGAGAGTAAGTCGTCAATATTCAACTTAACAAAGATATATCAGCAAATCGACTATAATGACTCTTTAATTAAGGATAGAGTACTTACGAGAGGTTCGTTCAGCTGGTTAAATGGAGAGAAGGACACCAAGGTGGTATGGACTCCAGATCCAAGGGGCAGGTTTAACGTATCGTGGATTCCAGAAAAAGATTTACAGAATAGAGTTACGTATAAAAACGGAATGAAGTATCCAGGGAATGACCATATCGGAGCGTTCGGATGTGACCCTTACGATATATCTGGAACAGTTGGCGGTGGAGGTTCAAACGGTTCACTGCACGGACTCACTAAGTTCAATATGGATAATGCACCGAGCAATCAATTCTTTTTAGAGTACATTGCAAGGCCACAGACTGCAGAGATATTCTTTGAAGAAGTTTTGATGGCGTGTGTATTCTATGGCATGCCTATCTTGGTTGAGAACAATAAGCCTAGGCTACTATATCATTTCAAGAATAGAGGCTATAGAGGATTTTCTATGAACAGGCCAGATAAGCACTATAACAACCTTTCTAAGACAGAAAAAGAGCTTGGAGGTATTCCTAACTCTTCTGAAGATGTTAAGCAGTCTCACGCGTCTGCGATTGAGTCATATATTGAGAAGTATGTAGGATTAGACTTGGAAGGTACGTATAGAGATTCTGATGAGATGGGTTCAATGTACTTCACACGAACAATTAACGAATGGTCAAGGTTTGACATAAACAATAGAACAAAGTTTGATGCTGCAATTAGCTCAGGATTAGCTATAATGGCTAATCAAAAAAATGTGTATGCACAAGTCAAAAAAGAATCGAAAATTATCTTTAACTTTGCAAAGTATAATAATAGCGGAACACATAGCGAAATAATAAGATAAATGAAGGACGTAAATATTAAGATTAATCCAATTAGCTTTCCAGACCAATTTGCTACTGATAAGGAAAAAGAATCTATTGAATATGGATTGCAGATAGGGCAAAGTATTCAATATGAGTGGTTTAAGAAGGACAGTCATGGATGTAGATTTTATGATCAACGTTCTAATTTTCATAAATTACGTCTATACGCTCGTGGAGAACAATCAGTTGGAAAATATAAGAATGAACTATCTGTTGATGGTGATTTAAGTCACTTAAACTTAGACTGGACTCCTGTTCCTATTATACCTAAATTCCTTGACATTGTAGTTAACGGAATGACTGACAGAATGTTTAAAGTTAAGGCGTATGCACAAGATGCTATGTCTACTGATAAACGAAATAGATTTCAACAGGCAGTTCAGACCGATATGGCTGCAAAGGATTTACTTCTTCAAGTAAAAAGTCAGTTTGGAATCGATGCGTTTGATACGCCTCCAGAAGAACTTCCAGAAACAGATGATGAACTTTCATTGTTCATGCAGATAAACTACAAGCCTGCTATTGAAATAGCTGAAGAACAAGCAATTAACACAATTTTTGACGATAATAAGTATAACGATATTCGTAAGAGTGTCGATTTAGATATTGCTACATTAGGAATAGGTATGGCTAAGCACATGTTCTTACCTGGTGATGGAGTTAGAATCGAGTATGTGGATCCAGCAAATGTTATCTATAGCTATACAGAGAACCCATACTTTAACGATTGTTTCTATTGGGGAGAGGTTAAGACAGTTCATACGACTGAACTTATGAAGATTGATCCAACGCTGACATTAGACCAGTTAGGGGAGATATCTAAATATGGAGAGTCTTGGAATAGTCAGTACGGATTATCTCAGTTAAATAATAGTTTATTTAGTAGAGATTCTGCTACATTGCTTTATTTTAACTATAAGACTACCAAGAGAATTGTATACAAGAAAAAGAAATTAGAGAACGGTAGTGAGAAAATGATACCAAAGGACGACACGTTCAATCCACCACAAGAGATGATGGACGAAGGAAACTTCGAGAAAATTGAGAAGGTTATCGATGTTTGGTATGATGGAATTATGGTTGCTGGTACAAATATTATGTTGAAATGGGAGTTATCTAAGAATATGGTACGTCCTAAATCAGCTACACAACATGCTATTCCTAACTATGTAGCAGTTGCTCCAAGAATGTATAAGGGAGCTATCGAGTCATTAGTTAAAAGAATGATTCCATTTGCTGATTTGATTCAAGTAATTCATCTTAAGATGCAGCAAGTATTGGCTAGAGTAGTACCTGATGGGGTATTTATAGATGCCGATGGTATTAACGAGGTAGATTTAGGAACTGGAGCAGCATATAATCCAGAGGACGCGTTAAGATTATACTTCCAAACTGGTAGTGTGATTGGTAGAAGCTATACTGGTGATGGTGAATTTAATAATGCAAGGATCCCTATCTCTGAGTTAGGAACAAATAGCGGACAAGCTAAACTACAGAGTTTAATTGGAAGTTACAATCATTATATGGGTATGATTAGAGATGTTACTGGTCTTAATGAGGCTCGTGATGGTTCTACTCCAAACCCAGACGCATTAGTTGGTGTTCAGAAATTAGCCGCACTAAACTCAAACACAGCAACAAGACACATACTAGAGTCTAGTTTATATGTTACACGTTCATTATCTGAGGCAATTTCTTATAGAGTTGCAGATATTTTAGAATATTCTGACTTTAAGGAAGAGTTTATAAATCAAATAGGAAAATACAGTGTTGGTATCTTAGAAGATATTAAGGACTTATACATCTATGACTTCGGTATATTTATTGAAGTGTCACCTGATGAGGAAGAGAAGGCTCAACTAGAGCAAAATATTCAGATATCATTATCTCGTGATTCTATCTTATTAGAAGATGCTATTGATATTAGAGAGATGAGAAACCTTAAGTTAGCTAATCAGTTGCTTAAACTTAAAAGAAAGAAGAGAGAAGAGTTAAAACAAAAACAAGCTCAAGAGACTCAACAAATGCAAGGTCAAATGCAACAGCAATCACAACAGTTAGCAGCTCAGGTGGCTATGCAACAGATTCAAGCTGAGACACAATCTAAGTTACAGGTTAAGCAGGCGGAGTCAGCATTTGACATTCAAAAGATGCAGAGCGAGGTTCAAGCTAAGATGCAGCTTATGGAACTTGAGTTTAACTACAGTATGCAGCTTAAAGGTGTTGAGGTTCAGACAACTAATTCTAAAGAGGAGATGAAAGAAGATGCTAAGGATAAACGTATTAGCTTACAAAATACACAACAATCAAAACTGATAGATCAACGTAAGAATAATTTACCACCCGTAGATTTTGAATCTACTAATGATAACTTAGACTCGTTTGATTTATCACAATTCGGACCAAGATAATGATAAATAAATTAGGAGTAGAGAACTCATTGTGGAATAATATTCGTGCAAATAAAGGATCTGGAAAGAAACCTACAGCGGAAATGCTTAAACAAGAACGTAAAATAAATGGCAAAAACAGCAGCATGGCAAAGAGCCGAGGGAAAAAGTAAGACAGGTGGTTTAAATGCTAAAGGTGTTGCTTCATACAGAAAAGAAAACCCTGGATCAAAGCTACAAACAGCCGTTACGACAGCTCCTTCTAAATTAAAACCTGGAAGTAAAGATGCTAAACGAAGAGCATCATTCTGTTCTAGAATGTCTGGGATGCCAGGTCCAATGAAGAAACCTAATGGAGAACCTACTAGAAAGAAGCTAGCTTTGGACAAGTGGAACTGCTAAATAACATATAAAATTAATACTTAACTTTGCAAAAAAAATAAGATATGGCACAAGTACCTAGTGGAACTAGATTTATAGGAATAGCAACGTCAGTTGATTTGGTTGAAAGAAAATCTTCTGTACTTAATTCACAAACACAACCTTTTACAATAGAAGACATTGGAGATACTGTTGGATCTACTGCAAGTACAAAAGGACTTGTAGGTTCTACTGCTTCGGCTCCTTTTAGTGTATTAGAATATGACATAAATACAGTTACAGGTAACTCTGGAGATACGGTTATACTTCCATTAAATGCTCCTATAGGTAAAGTAGTTTCAGTTACTTCTAATTTAAGTCCGCTTAATATTAAGGCGTATAATCAAGGATCAACTATAGTTGTAAATAACTCATCAAGTAATACAAATAATTATCAGTTACTTAGTTTTGACACCGTAAAATTTATATCTTTAGGATCTGATTTTTGGGTAGCAGAAATTGTATCAGGTACAAACATTACTTATAACGGTAAAAAAATAGGAACTACTTTCGGTTATGTTATTGTAGATACTATTAATAACGCTACAGTAATTGCTTTATCTGCAAGTAGTTTAAATACAACTTATCCAAACACATTGTACCCTTTAGGAACAAAGATTATATGTCCCAATATAGGTTTGATGTATATAAAAATATCAGTGAACGGTTGGGTGTCAACACCTATTACAGCTGTAGTATAATAAAATTAAAATTAAAATTAAATTAAATGGAAAATTTCACAGTAAAAGAAGTGGGTGCTGTTGAACAAAAGTCAGTACAAGAAATTGAACAACAACTTTTAGACAATCACGAAGAAAGTTTACAACAACAACAACAGGTAGTAGTGCCTGAAGTTGTAATTGAGGAAGAGGCTCCTAAGGAGTACGGAGACTCAGATGTTCTTTCTTATATTAAGAATCGATATAATAAAGAAGTTAACTCTATTGACGAGTTGCTTCAAAAAAGAGAAGAGGCAGAAGAGTTACCTGGTGACGTATCTGCATACTTCAAGTATAAAAAAGAGACTGGAAGAGGTATCGAAGATTTTGCTAAGTTAAGTAGAGATTTTGATAGTTTAAATCCAGATCAATTATTAGCAGAGTACTACTCTCAGACAGAAGAAGATTTAGACCAAGATGATATCGCGTATATGATTGAGGATAAGTTTGCTTATGATGAGGATCTTGATGAACCAAAGGACATTAAGAAGAAGGAGATTGCTAAGAAAAAAGAGCTTGCTAAAGCAAAGAAATTTTTTGAGGATTCAAAAGAAGCGTATAAAATACCTGTCGAGTCGAAAGGTGGTTTAGTTTCAGATGATGAGAAAGAATCTTACGATGCTTACAAGAAATATGTTCAAGAATCACAGACCTATCAGCAAGAGAGTTCTAGAAAATCTGAATATTTTCAAAAAAAGACTGAAGAAATTTTTTCCAATGAGTTCAAAGGTTTTGAGTTCAATGTTGGAGATAAGAGTATAACGTTTTTACCTGGAGATGTCATAGAATTAAAGAATGCTCAATCAGATGTTACAAACTTCATATCTAAACACTTAGATGCGAATGGATTAATATCAGATGCTAAGGGTTATCATCGTTCATTAGCAGCAGCTATGAATCCTGAGAAAATGGCTAAGTTCTTTTATGAGCAAGGCAAGACTGACGCGTTATTAGATAGCACGAGAAAAATTAAGAATATAGATATGGAAATACGTAATGTACCACAGTCTAGCAGTCAATCAGGTTTTAAAGTTACAGCTTCAGATAGTGATAGTGGTAGAGGACTAAAAATTAGAAGTTATAAACAATAAAAAACAAAGACTATGTCAGTATTGCCAACACCTGGGTTTTCATTAACCCCATCGGCTGAAAGAAAAACTCTTTCAACCAATTATATTACAGATTTCAACTTCTTGAACCAGTATCTTCCTGATACTTACGAGAAAGAATTTGAACGTTACGGAAATCGCTCAGTTGCATCTTTCTTAAGAGCAGTTGGAGCTGAAATGCCATCTAACTCTGACCTTATCAAATGGGCAGAACAAGGTCGTTTACACACTAAATATGTAAACTGTGACTCTAACTCAGCTGCTGGTTCCGATACAGCTACTTTTACCGTTCTTGATACTGTAGCTGGACAAATTGCTTTTAGAGTAGGTCAAACTGTTTTCTTATCTGATAATGCTGTTGCAGCTAACTCTAACAAAGCTATCATTACAGCTGTAGACTATACTGCTGATACATTTACTGTTGCTTATTATGAAGGTGGTGGACAAACATTTGGTACTACTGCTGTAATTACTGCATTTGTTTATGGTTCTGAATTTAAAAAAGGAACTGAAGGAATGCAAGAATCTCTTGAGTCAGTTGATGATATCTTCGAGAATAGCCCAATTATCATCAAAGATAAATATGCAGTATCTGGTTCAGATATGGCACAAATTGGATGGGTAGAAGTTACTACTGAAAACGGAGCTACTGGATACTTATGGTACATTAAATCAGAGCATGAAACTCGTTTACGTTTTGATGACTACTTAGAAATGAGTATGATTGAAGCGGTTCCTGCTGAAACTGGATCTGGAGCTATTGCTGCTGGTGGAGCTGTTGGTAACAAAGGTTCTGAAGGTCTTTTCTATTCTATCAACGATAGAGGAAACGTTTGGGGAGGTGGTAACCCAGTTGCCTTAGCTGACTTTGACGCTATTATCCAAAGACTTGACAAACAAGGAGCTATCGAAGAGAATGTATTGTTCTTGAATCGTCAGTTCTCTTTTGATGTTGATGATATGTTAGGAGCACAATCTTCTAATGCTGCAGGTGGAGTTTCTTACGGTTTATTTGATAACGATAGAGATATGTCATTGAACTTAGGTTTCACAGGTTTCCGTAGAGGTTATGATTTCTACAAAACTGACTGGAAATACTTAAACGATGCTACATTAAGAGGTGGTATTGTAGGTGGTTCTGTTAATGGAGTATTAGTACCTGCTGGTTCTACTACAGTTTATGACCAAGTTCTTGGTAAAAACGCTAAACGTCCATTCTTACACGTACGTTACAGAGCTTCTGAAACTGAAGACAGACGTTACAAAACTTGGATCACTGGTTCTGCTGGTGGAGCTTCTACTTCTAGCTTAGATGCTATGGAAGTTCACTTCTTATCTGAAAGAGCTTTATGTACTTTAGGTGCAAACAACTTCTTCATCTTTGAAGCATAATTAATACCTTAACAGGGGAGTAAAATCCCCTGTTATTTTTTTTTAAATAACTTAAATCTTATAAAATGAAAAATGAATTAACGGATAAAGTGTATATCCTAAAGAAAAAAAATACGCCACTTACTTATATGTTGGCATCAAGAAACACCCATAGAGCTGCATTATTGTATTTCGATGGTACTTCACAAAGAGCATTAAGATATGCAAGAAATCAAAAGAGTCCATTTGAGGACGAACAAGATGGAAATGCTATTTTAGAACCTATTATCTTTGTAGACGGAGCGTTAAGTGTTACTAAAAATAATCCAGTTTTACAAAAATTCTTAGAAATTCATCCATCTAATGGTAGTGTTTTTGAAGAAGTGAATACTGAAAAAGATGCAAATTCTGATGTAGAAAAATTATCAAGTGAATTAGATGCTCAGATTGTAGCAAGAGATTTAAGTATAGACTTACTTGAAGCTGTAGCTCGTGTATTATTAGGTTCAAAAATTGAGAAGATGTCTACTGCTGAATTAAAACGTGATGTTTTAGTTTACTCAAGAAATAATCCTATTGACTTTTTAGAGATGTTGAACGATCCAATGCTTCAACTTCAAAATACTTGTGCTAAATTCTTTGAACACGACTTGCTTAGATTAAAAAATAAAGGTAGAGATATTTATTTCAACTTATCTGCTAATAAAAAGAAATTACTTACCGTACCATTCGGAGAAAATCATATTTACATATTAGCGTCTTATCTTCAGACAGATGAGGGACTAGAGGTCTTACGACTACTAGAGAATCACGTTAAATAAATTAATAAGCACCCTAAAAAATAGGGTGCTTTTTTTTAGTATCTTTGTAAAAAGTTTTATAAATGATAAATTCGGTTAGAAACACTGTATTGTCTGTGATTAATAAGAATAATTTTGGGTATATTACACCTGATGATTTTAACTTATATGCGAAACAGGCTCAGTTAGATATATTTGAGAACTACTTTTACCAGTACAATAATTGGGTAGTTAAGCAGAATGCTAGAATGTCTGGAAGTGGATATTCTGATATAGTAAAATCATTAGAAGAAACGATTGATATTTTTTCAACAACTGCTACATTGGCGTATGATTTACCATCTGGAACATTTGATATACCTACTGATTATTACTACTTAAATTCTATTAGATATAATAATACAAAGGAGATAGACAGAGTTACTCAAGACAAGTTGATGTACTTATTATCATCAAATCTTACAAATCCGTCTACTATGTTTCCTGTGTACTCTATGGAGGGATCTTCATTGACAATATACCCAAGCACCATTGATTCATTGGTAAAGGCTCAGTATGTTAGAATGCCGAAGGATCCTAAGTGGACTTACTTTGAAGGTCTTATAGGAGGTGCTCCATTATTTAATCAATCAGATCCTCTTTATCAAGACTTTGAAATACCGTACTCTGATGAACCATTATTGATAGCTAAAATACTACAATACGCTGGTGTATCTATTAGAGAGTCTGATGTATATAACTTTGCTACTTCAGAAGAAACCACTAACAAACAAACAGAGGGATAATATGGCTTACTTAAACGGTTATCAATACTATGAAAATTCTGGTAATAATCCTGAGAATGAAAACTGGGGTTCTTATCAATATATATCATTATCTGATTTAGTAAATAACTTCATGTTGATGTATGTTGGAAACGATAAATTAATAAACAACGTTAGTAAATACAATATTTTATTTCATGCTAAGCGTGGTATTCAAGAGATAAATTATGATGCGTTAAAGGAAATAAAGATTCTTGAGATAAGTATTTGTGATGATTTAAAATTTGTACTTCCAAACAATTATGTTAACTATGTTAGAATGTCTTTATACAAGAATGGAATACTTAGACCTCTTTCTGAAAATATACAGGCGAATTATAGTAATAGTTATTTACAAGATAATAACTGTAGAGTATTATTTGACCAGGATGGTGATGTTTTAGAGGGAACATCTATATTAGACTATGATAGAATCAATGACCAAGTAAGAACAATATATCTAGGAGAGGGTAAATTCTCTGGTAGAGAGGGATATAATATTGACGGAAGATGGTATTTTGACTATAATGTTGGTTCTCGCTTTGGTTTAAATACAGAGACAGCAAATTCAAATCCTACATACAGAATTGACAAGCAATCAGGGGTAATTAATTTTAGTTCTGGAATGGCTGGTGAGCTATGTATTTTAGAGTATATATCTGACGGAATGGAAGGTGGAGATGATTCTGAGGTTCAGGTAAATAAACTTGCTGAAGAGTTTATGTACGCATATATGAAGTACGCGGTATTAAATAACAAAACAGGAGTTCAAGAATATGTCGTACAACGTGCTAAGAAGGATAAAACAGCTCTTTTAAGGAATGCAAAAATAAGATTGAGCAATATGCATCCTGGAAGATTATTGATGAATCTGAGAGGTAAAGACAAATGGATAAAATAATATGGCAAACGTTGAGGTAAACTTCTTAGCTGGAAAAATGAATAAAGATTTTGACGAGAGGATTGTTCCTCCTGGTCAATATATCGACGCATTAAATATTAGAATTGGATCTACTGAATTTAATAGCGTAGGAGCTATTGAAAACTCAAAGGGAAATACTAGACTAACAAACATAGAGTATAATGGAAGTGTTTTAAGTGAAAATGCTAAATGTATTGGTGTTTTTGAGGATGGAGTTAATGAAACTATATATTGGTTTATATGTGATCCAAATAATGTGGATTTAATATTGTCTTATAATACGAATAACGGAATCATAAAATACCACGTTATATCTACATCTGTATTAAACTTTGATCAACAATACCTTATAAATGCCATAAATAAAGTTGATAACTTATTATTTTGGACTGATAATCTTAATCCTCCAAGAAAAATAAATATAAATAGAAATTATCCTAATCCAGTAATGGGAGTAGATTCTATTGATGAATCTGATATATCTGTTATTGTAGCTCCTCCAACTGAGGCTCCTACCATATTATTATCAAATACTCCTGGTGAGGAAAACTATATGATAGAAAGATTTATATCATTTGCTTATAGATATAAATACAAGGATAATGAATATAGTGCATTATCTCAATTTAGTGAGATATCATTTGAACCAGGTACTTTTGAATTAGCCTACTCTACATACACTAACAAGTCTATGCAGAATATATTTAATACTGTAAATGTTGGATTTAATACTGGAGATCATAATGTTATTGGGATTGATGTATGTTTTAAATTATCCGATTCTAATATTATAAATGTTATTGAAAGATATGATAGAGAAGAACAAGGATGGTTATTGGATAATGATACTAAATATATAGATTTTAATAATAGAAAAATATATACTGTTCTTACAGAAAGCGAATTGCTTAGATTATATGATAACGTACCTATAGCTGCTAAGTCACAGACTATTATGGGTAATAGACTTATATATGGAAATTATGTAGACGGATATGATATTGATACTACATTAGATTACAGTTTAAATGTAATAAATGAAACTATAGGATATTTAGAATTACCATATGAAATAACAAATGGTATTCAATATACAATTGATCCAGATAATATTATTATATCTGAAAACTCTGCTGTTTCAGTAGATTTAACTGGAGTTGAATTAGTTGAGGGTTCATTATTCTCAATGACATTTAGTTTGTTACACGAGAAATTCTCTGGATATGCTAACTATGATAATCCTCCTACAAAACCAGCACCTCAGAATGAATTTGAAAATAACTTTGTATTTACATTAAGAAGAAATTATACAAGTGTGTATGATTTAGCAACAAGTGATGAATTTGTAAATGCTATATATACACATAAGCCATACGCTGATAGTTGTGATGGATTTTCAGTAACCGACCAATTTAATTGCTCTATAGTGGCTAAAGGGGCGTATCCTCCATTTGGTGCTTGGCAAGATATTGCTAGTGGTATTACTGGTATTGATGGTGGATTTACAATAACATCATCTCCTGGAAGTAATATAATACAAGTTCAAGTACCAGCTGTTAAATTTCAGGTTGAGAATCCTGATAATGTTGGAACATATTTTTATGCTTATGAATACTTTAATAATTCAACATTTTCATCTGCATTTTCAAAGATAGGATCTAGAAGAAGTCTTCATAGCAATAGAGATTATGAGGTTGGTGTCGTATATATGGATAATTATTTAAGAAGTTCTACGGCACTTGTAAATACTATGAATACTGTATTTATTCCAGCATCTGCATCAGAAACTAAGAATTATATTGTAGCAACTGTAAATAATTTAGCCCCTTCTTGGGCTACAAGATATAAATTTGTTTTAAAGCCGTCTAATAGTAATTATCAGATAGTATATTCAAATCAATTCTATGTCGAAGAAACTGGACTAACTTGGTTTAAATTAGAGGGAGATAATAGAAGTAAGGTTCAAGAAAATTCTACTCTTATAGTAAAGTCAGATACGAATGGTGTATTAAATAGTTTAATAAAAACAAAGGTATTAGAACTTAAGGCTCAGCCTGTAGATTTTATTACTGGAAATGTTAATGATGGTGGGGTTCTTATAAAGGAACCTGCTGGTATGTACATGGCATTAAAAGCATCTAATTTTGCTGCAGAATACAAACCTAATAGTTATATTGATTTTGGAGAAAAACAGACTGGAATGACTACTATATATCCTTGTAGTATTGATAACCCTAATTATGTGGTTACAGTTCCTCCAACACCAGGCCCGTTAAATCAACCTTATATTCCTTATGATGTTCCTGCTGGTAGTAGAATACATATTCGTATTAGTTTAGATAGAAATGGTAGAGGTAGTTCTTGTGGATCATCTCACTACTTATTTGATAAAACATTTACCTCATCTCAAGATTATAATAATTTATTTGATTTCGTTCAAGGAGATAATGT